GCGATATCAGAACGATTACGCTTTAGATTTGCAAAACTACTCATGTGTTACTCCTTATTAAACGATGTATGAACGATGTATAAACGACTTATCCACAAAAACATAATATCACTTATTTAGTAAACTTTGAAGCGTTTTCACGGTAATATTAACATCTGTGTGATGTATGCCTATGCCACCTGCAGCATTGAAATTCCTGATGATTTCTTCTGTGTCATCAATGAGAACAACACCTTCTGCGGCATACTCTGTTTTGTATTTACGACCTGGTACAACATTTGGTTTGTAAGCAATTCCCATCTTCTTCAACCAAACTTTTTTCTGTCGAGCAACTTCATTGTGATGTTTTTGACCACCAGATGAAGTGAGCATCTCAACAGGAATTTCTGGATGCTTGCGAATGAATTTCAGTAGTTCTTCACCACCTGGATGCCATTCTAAAGTTTCAAATTCTTTATCTTCAATGAACTCTGGCCATTCCTTACTGAAATTCTTGCGGTCACGAACAGACATCGCTGGGTAACCAAACTTCTTCGCAAAGCGTCCTTCGAAATCAGTAAGAACACCATCCATATCTAAGTAAATTTTCTTAATCATCTTTATACTTTCTTAACCAAAGTTTTTTTCGTCTTTTAGTTTTTTCAATCAACTCATCATAAAACTTACTGCCTTCTTCATACAATCTTGCAATCCATTCTTCTTTTGAAAGTGTTGTTCTAGGATTTTCTAAGAACTTCACCATGTCTTTTATTTGCAATTGACCAGTTCCTAAATTCTGTATCTTTAGATGGTCCCAATTCAAATCATAGACATTCAAAACAGTCACATTCAAAATTTGTTTCTTGTTACTGTCATACTTCACAAAATTATACAACAAAGGACGGTCTAGTTTCTCCAATCTAGAAATGCTTATTAGATTTGGCATTTTGAATTCTAATGCTGCATCACTACTCTTGTGGTCAACATATGTGTCACCGATATTGATGTCTTCGATACTTCTCCGACTTTTGGCAGGAGTAACAGATTCAAAGTGCCTCACTAAAATGTCATTACAACTTTGTTCTATTCTATCAGCAACACCCCTTTGATGTAACTGAGTGTCATCTGGATAGACTAGACTTTCTGTTAAGCACTTTTGTATCTCATCTTTTAGCATCAATGACCTTTTTCAATATCAACTTATATTTTACACTATCTTTTGGAAGAAATGCGGTATACTTCACAATCTTTCTTCTAAAGTCTGGCCATCGAATGGTATCGGTAATCTTTTTGTCCCACATCGGCAAGAAATTAAGAATTGAATTGAGTATGCACAAAGTTTCAATTTTTGTTTCTTTCTGTAGAGTGTATGTCAACAGAATTGGATAGTCACCATCGACCACTTTGATTACTTCATTTGGGTCATCAACACCATCAAACAGTTTTGCCAAGTCACCAGTAAATTCATACGACAGCGATTGTAATATCTTCTGGCGTCTACGATAATTCACTTCGGCGTCTTCCGTCAATAAGTCACCGACCCACAAACCATCTCGCTCAACGAAATTTGCAACAAGAAATTCGGTTAAGTCTTCTCTCTTGTTGAACTTTCGGCTGAGTTTGTAGAAATGATATTTGTCTTTACGATTCTCAAATGAAGTCACACTAATGTTTGACTTGCCATTATACTTGTGAAAATCATATGAATCTTTTGTGAAGTGTAGTTTGAGAGATTCGTAGAGACCAAATGCTTCGTATCCATCAATCATATAGGAAGGCGAGAACCTTTTTCTTTCAGTAAATTCAAATCCATTGCATCACTGGTTATCTTAGCTTTCAAGTTTGAATTAATCAATGATGCGGCCACTTCAATCTCTAATCCAGTTTCTCTACAATACTCGACAATTGCCTCGATGTAATTGTAATCGGTGTTTGCTACTAACGATTCAATCGCTTTCGCAAACTTTGCCATTTCATCTTTAGTTGGCATTTTGACCTGTGAGACCAGTTGCGTTAAACTGTGGCGGATTCATTATGTCATTGACCAGATGTGACATGATATGTGGGTCTTCAATCTCAAAGTCAATTTCTTCTGCATCAGGATTTACAACATCAATCACACCATCAAAATGAAATCCTGCACCACGCAGAAACAACTCAAAGTTTTCGAGCATTGTTGTCAAATCATCTGCACGAAACTCTGTGGTGTGTTTTGATGCAACATTATCTAGCTCATCACCAGTAAAGTTATTGTAATCGAAATGTTCACAAGTAAAAGTATAACGAGCCATTATTTCACCACCGTTTCATATAGAGTTTCAAATTGTTCATGCACAGCAACTTCTTCATCAAAGTTTTGTTTGTGATAAACTTTCACCAATCGTGCAACCAATCGTTTTGGCAATTGCATGTTCTTTGAAGTCTCTGCAATTGATTCACGGACAAAATCTTTTTCTGCATCTTGCCGTGTCATTGAATCTGAACACTCTTTGATTACCTTGAACAGTTTGTCACGGTCAGGTTCAGAGAGTTGATTGATTGTCATTTGTTTAACTGCCATAATATACCTTTCAATTATTTTTTACTAGAACTAGATTGTAACACAATTTCTTTACCAGATGCGGCAAATGCCATACAAATCATATCTCTTTCACTGGCATAGGCACATCTTACCGTTAGTGGGTCAATGCCTTTTGCAATGGCGTTATCAACATTCTTTGCCATTAAAATTCTATCATTGACATTGTAAACAGAGATGCCTAAAACCATTGCAATGAAACAAGTGGTAATGCAAATAGTTAAAGTGTTATCAAAATTCATATGTTTTCCTTTTTAACATAAAAAATGTGAGCACCAATTTGTGTTACCTTCTGCAAATTACGCCAGTTAGGACTTACATAGTTGGCATGATAGAACAGAGAACCTTGGGTGGGGTCTTCAAGTCTTTCATAATTTGCATACACATATAGTGCAACATCACGAATCTCATTATACAATGGATCGTTACGATTTGTCAAGACATTATTGGTGTAAAGATATTTCGGTACTTGTTCACAATACCAAGAAAATTGACAGACAATTCTTTTGTCACCTATATGGGTAACTCTTGTCTTTTGTTCTACAACATCACAAATAGTGTTGGGAAATTCTTCCGATTTGACACGATTCAAAGTGACAAATGCAACAGCTTTTTGTCCTTCTACTGGTTCGTTTCTTGCCTCAAAGTAAATATTCTTGGCTAAGCATTGAACTTGTTTTTGTGCCTCTGCGGTAAGACGATTGTAATTTGGTTTTAATACCACAGGTTCTTCATACCGTATCATAACAAAAAAAGTTGCAACAATTAACATCACAATAGTTGCGGTAATTGAAAAACGGTTTACCATTTATTCTCCTTTAGTTGAAACGGGTCGGCCGAAGCCGACCCAAACCATCAGATAATTAAGACTTCTTCGCTGTTGATTTCTCGATTGGAAGATTGGAGACAAAAGTGTTCAGCGTCTGTGCTTTGACGATGATTTCTTGTTCTGATGGAAATGGTGGGTAACCTGGATGCTTCGGTGGTTCCTCACCTCTTTGTTTTGCAGCGTCACAATCAGCTGCATATTGATTTGCTATAACCTCACGCTTACCATAATAATCAGATTCTAGCATTGACTGAGCCATTTTCAATAACTCCAGTCGAATTTCAAAAGGTGTCATATTAGACATAGTAATTCTCCTTGTGTGTTTTGTGTGTATACCAAATTTTACTCTGGTCTATTATTTATGTTACCAATGTCTTATGACACCGGCAATGATGAATAAATTTGTGACAACATAAAATAATATGATTGCGGTACGAATAAGTGCAACTCTATCAGCTTCTTTATCATCGTTTCCTGCCTTCTCACCTAATGCTTTAGCCCAAAGACGCCACATCAGTCCCAAAGATTCCTGTAGTATTTACCAAACAATCTTGTTCCGTTATTGATTCGGTTGTGATGTTTCTCATAGCCATCCGAATCAAACTTAGATGTATGATTAGGACCTTTTTCAAAAGTAAACATTGTTGGTTTGCCATTTTCATCCCATGCACATGCAACAGACTTCATATCATGCACACCAGAATGAAATTGTGCTGTGTTATCATCATCGCAAATCTGTTCAAATGCCCAAATCATTTCATTGAGCACCCAATCCCAACGAGCATGAATGTCACGGTCACCTTCTTCGACTTCATGCTCATGGTAGAATTCAAAACACTTTTGGTCTTCCCATTCTTCAGTTGTATTGTATCGTAGATGCTCAGGCACATCTTCACATTCAACAATACCTGAACCGTGTTTATCTTTCTTTAATTGTTTGAGCATTGGCAGAATAATTTGTGCCAATGATGAGTCCATGTTCCAAGTATCGTAACGGTCAATCTTAATGTATTCAATTCGTGGATGAACAAAATTAAGAAACTTTTGAATCGCAGCAGAGATTGGTTCTAAACGGTCAACCCACTTCTCATACTTGTGGTCTGGTTTATCTTCTAGATTGTAGAACGCATCTTTGTCTTTCTCCCAAAAACAAACCTTCTCTAAGATTGTGTAGGGAGAAATCCAATGATTACGATAGTTGCTGATGTAAATTTTCATAATATTAAATTGTTGGTGCAGAGTGATTGGGTAATAAGGTACACTCTGCGAAACCTCAGATGGCTTAAGCAGCCATCAAAAAGCGCTCATCATTGGCGTTTATAGTGTTTGCATCTTCGGCCGAGTTGTCTCAACCCTAACGACTTTTGCATTGCCGATTCTCCAGTTCTCTACTCATCTGCCCTGTCGAAACCAGGTCACCCCCATCAGAAGCATACTAGCAACACCGACCATAAAGGTTCTCTTTACGATGTTTACAGTCTAATATGCTTCTGGTGGAGGTGAGGGGAATCGAACCCCTGTCCAGAACATCTTTCAACAACCTTCAACGAATTCTATATTTATATTATATCAGGTATTGTGATAATTGTCAATGTATTTTTGCAAGTTTGCCAAATACTTTTCTTTGGTCTCAACAAATAATTGGGTACCTTCATTCTCTACCGCAATTGCAATTACAATTTGATTGATTGGTTTGCCTGTTCGTTCTTCAAACATCTCTGCATAGGCTGAGGCTTGCATAAAGTAATTTTCAATGTATGATTTTTCTTTGGACTTACTTGCAGTCTTCCAGTCAACAATTGACAATTCACCAGACCATTCTGCAATACAATCACAACGACCTGCAAGTTTTAATTTATCTGAGTAAAGTGGTGTTTCAATACCGTAAATATCACCAATGTTTGCATCAATGATTTTGCGAACATCAAAAAACATTTCCTTAATGTCTGGCATCATTGTTTTGATTTTCATGTCAGTCATCTCATTAAGGAGATATTTTTCTACTGTATTGTGTAACTTGGTGCCTCGACCAGAAGCCTTAGCAGAGATTTTGTTGGCAACTTCTTCGCCAACTCTTTGACGCCATTCGTAGATGGCTTTCTTGTTGTATGCTGAAAGAACCGTAGTAATTGAAGGGTAGAGGTTGCCTCCTGGAGTTTTATATACTCTACCCTTCTCTGAGGTTTCAGATTCTAGGTCATAATTTAATTCACTTAACTGCACATGACGAAAATTCATATTCTATGCGGCCTTAGCCTCCTGTGTTGGTTTAATGTATTGGTCATAGTAATCAGAAACACTCATATTTTTCAATACCCAAGGTGCCTCCTTCTCTAAAATTCTCTGTCTGTTCTTTGCAATGTTTTCTTGGCTCCAATCGCCTGTTTCAACATCATCTTCTTTTGTCTCACCATCCCATTTTTGTTGAAGTAGTGCGACCTTTTTTTGCATTGAACGCTTTGACATGGACTCTCCTTTTACAAAGTTGGCATAACAAAGCAACATCTCAAATCTAAAATTTACCTAAATGTTTATCTACTATCTGTTTTGTTTTTACCTGTTTCATTGATTTGCGACCGTATCGTTTACCTGTTGCACTTTCGGGATGTGCTTCAGCAACTTTAGAAAGGACTTCTTTGAACCCTTCGGGTACTTTATTTTGTTTTGAAGTGGAGACACCACTTACAATAGATGGGGCCGTAACGACCTGGGTGACATGAGGATTATTCTTCAAATAGTCCTCACGCTCTGAGATTTTCATTAAGGCATCAAACTGTTCGCCAGTTCGATTATCATAAAATGTGTAGGTTGGCATTATTCGTATTTATTTCATTCAAATACCAGAGTGGTGCTTCACGATTTGTCCACTTGGCAAATCTAACTTTTTTCTCAATGTAATATTTATGATAGGACGCAAGAGAATTATTGACAATTTTACACTCATCTGGCATTGCGGGTGTCGGTGGTGTAAACGGAACATCAGGAATATTCTCTGGCCAAGCATACAAAAACTCCATACGGTCAGCACAAGCATGGCGTTTACCATAACGATGAGTGTATTCTAGTAGCAGGTAATTCCACATCTGATTGAGCCACATATAATTCTGGCGACTCTGACGAACCCACACATTCGATGGGTGATGGACATGTGATGCCTTCATCAGACCATTTTCGTATTTTGGATCAGTCATTCGCCAGCGTTTAATCTTACGACCATTGGCAGA